GCTCTAAAGGCCATATCCTCTAAGGCTAATGTTCTATTTTCTGAATCAGCATCAACACCAAAGGTGAAGTTTTTCTTTGCTGTTTCAATTATAGATTTTTTTGAATCTTCTGAATTTTTCCCCATGTTAATAGGGTAATTAGTAGTATCGGTAAGCTAAACGATTACAACATGATTACTTTAACAATTATTAACCAATGACCGCCAAAACATCGCTGTCATTCATAACTAGTAAATTCTCTCCGTTAGACTCTATTTTGCATCCAATGTTAGGGCCAAATAAAACCCTGTCACCCTTTTTTAAGCCTAGCTTTTGATCGGGTCCAACTTCAATAATTACGCCCTGGTTTTTATCTTTATTTCCAGGAGTGATAATTAAACCCTCTTCTTTCTTGTCTCTTTTGATCGTAATTCTGTTTTTAATTGGTTTCATTTATTCTCCTCCAGATGCTTATTTTTCTCATACCAGAACTGATTAATTTCTAGGGTTTACGTTGTTTTTATCTTATTTTTCTTACCCCTAGAAAAGCTATTTACAACTCTCGATTCCTTCCCCTAGTTTTTTCTCAATCTCTAAAATTTTCAAATCTAAATAACTATATAGTCCACTTGGCTTCCATTGATTATTCAGGACTTTTATCTGTTTCAGTTCCTGAGAGATATAATTAAATGTCCCTATTAAAATATCATTTTCTTTTTACAACCTCTCTATTTCACTCATCCCATCCATCCACCGCTCCCGCCGTATTTGTTAAATTCTTCTTTATTATCCGATGGCTTCACTCTTCGAACTTCCTTTCCAGATACAATTAAATATCTAGTAGAGTCCATAAGGTGATCCATTTTTTTAACCACTTTCCCTTTCTCATCTCTTCGGTAAAGCCTTGCCTCGGCTCGCCAATTAGATAACGACTTAAAGACTTTGATTTTTCCGCAAGATAACCCCATCCAAACTTCATAAATGCCTGACTCGACCGCGTTTTGAGCTGGTGTTAAATCAAGCCCTACTGGATCATTGATGTACATATCTAAAAGCTTTCTACCGTCCACCTGGGAGCGTCCACGCGCCGCTGGGTCAATAACCCCTGGTATCCAGGAACCTCTTTCTTTTATAGATGTGCCGTGAATAATCGGCTCTGCTTCACCTTTATAATGTTCAGAATATAAATATGTTATTCCTGTCTCAGGGTCGAGTGCGCCCCATACCGCTGCCGTTTTATTCCACCCAACATCAAGCCCATAACTTCTAGGCCAATGATCGGGAATTTCAAAGTCATCAACAAGGTAATCATCCTCACTAACTGGGAAAATTGCACCAGATCCAAGCTGAGGTACGCCCTTTGCCCTTGCATCCCTTTGATAAGGGGGAATGGAGGCAAGTAGTTTTCTTTTTGTCTCTTCGGTTAAATGCGGAACATCGTCCCATGTTGCACTAATAACCGCTTTAGAGCCTTGATGCTCTTCGCTTATTTCGCCATTAGGTAGAAACTGTAAAACGACTTCACTCATTCCTAGCAAAGGCGTAAAGGTAGTCATCATAATACCGTTATTATCTTCTTTTCCTGTAGTATCCGTAGTTCTCAAAAGGCACTCAGTATAAACCTCAAGAGGGCATTCCTCATCTAACCAAATTACATCTTTCTTCGTTCCCTCAAAAGACTGCCTACCCTGGTCATAGGATTTTAAACCTATCTCACTTACCCCGCCGCTTTTATGCTTTACGTATATGGTATCAATAGCGTTTGGTATTCCACTCCTGGGCGTGGTGTTTTCAATTAACTCACCCTTTATAAGACCTGTACCAATTGCGTTTTTAGGTCCTAGTAATTTCTTTTGAATAACATCTCGGACCGTTTGCCCTGTTTTACCTACTGCCCATGCTTCAACAGGTTTATCAAATCTACGCCCAGGCCACCAAGTAGGATAATCGCCTGTTAAGTGACAAACTAATTCATAACCGCCCATGGTTTCGGTGTTATGAGTAACAATCCCATGCTCGATAACAAAAGTATGGGAATCATGCTCAACTTCAATACAGGTAGCGTAACCTTTTTCAGCTTCATTTATATTATGAATAACCCAGTCAGCAGTCTCTTTTAAAGGCCTCCATAATTCAGCTTTCCTTTTAAGTTTAAACGGACATACTTTCCCAGTTCTTAAACCGATTCTAAAGCTAGGTTGACCAGCTTTACCGTTGCAGTATGTCTGTCTATTCTCTCTGCGTGTCTTAAATCCTAATGAGGCAGCTAACCATTCAAAACCATCCGCCAGATCATCTGAAACAGTAGAAAACTCCATGGCCATTGACTGCTTTGAAATACTGCCATCGGTATCCATAAGCCCTCGAATCACCGCTAACCTATCTTCCTTAGATGAGTAAAGGTAATCACTAGGAATAAATTTTGTTTTTGAATTGGCTTGGAAAAGGTTTAATTTTCTAATGTCTTTAATTATTCCGTTGATTCCATAGTCATATTTTCCATATGCCACTACTTTATAATCTCTCTTAAACGCCGTAATCATTTCTAAATCATTAGTGGAAAATTTGGTTGTCCTACCTGTTAGGCCTCCGTCTCCCAGTAGGCACCCCATCAAATAAGGGTCGATTAATAATTTCCTTTTTTCTAATTGGAAAGCCTCTGTTTTCGGTATAACGGCCCTTGTTCTAGGGATTTTACCATAACTTAAAAGCTCACTAGTCTTTTTAACAGACCACTTCCCGAAAAATGGATTATCTTCTTTTTTCTTATGACTATAACGATATGGATACCTTGCGTTTGGTAGCTTAACCTTCCAAAGATGTTCGCCGCAAGCTGTGATATTGTGTACACCGTCCATTGATATATTAAAAAGAGGCATTATTCCCTGGTGATAAACACCTTTAACTTTAGTTATTTCCCCATTACCGCTAATTACCTTAGATCCAACCGTTAGATTTTCTATAAAATCCCATCCGTTCGGAGTCGCCACTTTGGTTCCATGTTTTAAAGCCTTACCTATACGATTTGCGGCTAGTGCAAGCCTCTCTTCAAACTCGGCACCTAGTTTAAAAAACTCTAAATGTTTCTGATAAAGCTCGCGCCGAAGTGGTCCTTCATCTGGAAAATATGTCTCAATCAAGCGGTGCTTAATTCGCCGCTCTTTTTCTTTGAGAGTCTTTAAATATTTTATTTTTTCTTCTCTATTCACTTTTCTTTTTTCTTAAAGCTTTCAATTTGCGCCTCAAGCTCTTCATCGCTGAGCTTCTCCAAGGTGCCGCTAAGTTGTAATTGATCTTTAAACATTTTTAAGTGCTTTCCTAAAAGTTCAACTGCTTTCAATGCGCCTTGCTCTTTGAATTGCCACTCACCAGTAGGCATCATGCATTTTGCGTCTGTATCAAACTCCATTACGCGCTCTTTTTGCATACAACGGTCTTTAATATCAATTAAGTCATGCAATACATCTTCGGCCGTGATTTTCACCTTCTCAGCACGCTCTTTCTTAAGCTTGTCCACTAGGTCTTTAACTTTAGACTTCGCGAGCATCTTACTACCTTCGGTGCTACAAGTTGAATAAGCCGCATCGGGATTAACTCGCATATAAGCTTTGGTCGCGTTTAGATCAACTATATATTCAAGAGCAAACATCTCTTCTTTTGTTAATTCAGTGGCCATTGATAAGCTCGCTTAAGTTTAGTTTCTTGATTTCGTTTTTAATGGCGTTTCTGATAAATTGCGGAACGTCTACTTTCGGGTCCTTTGCTATCAAATTAAGTAAGTCGTCAGTCTCAGGCGTTAACCGTATCATTCTGACTCTTGAAAATTTCCCTTTTTCTTTAACAGGTAGTTCCATTTTCCCCTCTCTTGAAATAATTTAATGCAGTCCTTTTTGTTTCAAAGTCCTCTTGCCAGATTCCAAACAAGAGATAAACCAATGGCACTTTGAAATATTCACTTACCTTAAGTAAGTCCCCTTTAATTTTTGGTGTGTTTTTATTCTTCCAGGATACGAGAGTGCAATACTTAACCCCCGCCTCCCTCGATACTTTAGTCATAGAAACGGCGTCCCTTTTCATAAGTCCTGTAAATATCTCGCTTATTTTTACTTCCACTATATAAGCACCGACTTTAAAAATTTAATCATTGCTTCGGTTTCGATAAAGTCTTTCGGGTTATCTATAAAAAAGAGTTCGCCTAATAAAGCAACGTCCATACCTGATTTTTTTGAGGCAACAAGATTCCCACCGCCCCGCTCTTTAGGCCCACGTGCCTTGGCTCCGCGAATAGTTCTATCTGGAAAAGTGATGCTAAAGGCGTGAAGTATGTCCTCTGCTTTTACTTTCGATAAATGGTCGCGTTTTAGATAGAGTATCTCAGCGCCGCCTACAATGCCGTTATAAGCGTTTCTGTGATCTTCCCATGTAGAGTTAACCCCTCTATCAGAAAGGCGCTCACAAGCACCACTAATACCGCCATCGTTTCGATGATCAAAAGGGATCGGCAAACCAGCGGCAACAATACTGCCGTGAGTGTATTCTGAATATTGATTATCTGGAGTCTCTGCGCCTTGGGCGTATTTGGTGTGGGGAATAATATAACCCCACTTAGAGATAAATTGCTCGCCCTCTCCATGAGATCCGTAATCTTGACTTGGTTCTGAATAGTCTTTTTTAAAACATTCTAGCATTTTAAACCTCGTTCTTCCCTTCCACGTTTCTAGCTTCGCGGTCTTTGGTTCTTTTTTCTTGCCACATTAAAGCCTCTTCAAGTTTAGTAATCGTGACTGCATTTTCTCTGCAAGGGAATTTCTCATTAAGGTATTTCAACATAGTCAAACTAGTGTGAATCAAATCAACGAGCTGACACCTATTCAAGTCGCCACCTTCGTTTGCTGGTTTTGTCAGCATATTAAAAGAAAGAGAATCAACGTCATGGCGTAAAAATATATTAAAATTAGGCCTAATCTCCGACTCAAACCATTTATAATCCATTGCTCCTGACTCATTGAACTTTTCAGGATATTTCTCTCTTAAATCATCCATCACACAAATTGGCTTACCGTTAATGCTTTCTACGTTTTTCAAAGTGTTAATCATTACAATCCTCTCGCTTCCATAAGCTCATCATATAGAGCTATGTATTTGGTTCTTATTTCCTGGTAACTAACAAAAAGTTTTTTACTGTCGCCAAATTCTTCATAAGCATCGCTTGATATAAAAACGCCATTCTCTGGACCTCTAAGTTTTATATATCTAATATAAGCAACCCACGCTTTCGCCTTCAACATTTCCCTCGTTGTTTTTGCCATAGAATAATTCTCATCAATACCTTTCTCTATGAAAAGGCCTTTTCCGTAATCG